AAGCCCCCACAACCCCACACACACGGAGAGACACCATGAACGCCGCGATCATTGAGATCAAGCCCGAATGGAGAAACCACCCGAACGAGCGGTACTTCGTGATCATTGAGGAGCGCGGCGATCACGTACTGGCGACACCGCTCAACTGTGAGCTGCCGATCCCGCCGCAAGAAGTCATCTCTGAAGAGATGTTTGATCGAGTAACCACCACCTAACCACCCCACCGGAGGGCCTCGCCCCCACCACCCCAACATGAAAGGACCTCTCATGTTTTCAATCAGAATCACAACCGCACGACCCACTACCCGTTCACTCAGTCGACGCCCTCCGGCGCGGTTGAGCTCAACCACCACCGCATAGGACTACCATGGCACAACAGCAGCAGACGAGACGAGAGCTCAGCATCGACAAGGCCGACCGGCTTATCACGGACCTGGAGACCATCGAGGATCGGGTAACCATGGCTATCATGGACGCGACCGCGCTCCGAGACGAGCTAAGGCACACCGGCGAGCACCCCGGAGAGGACTTCGACCCGGCGGTGCATCGACAGTTGCTTGAGACCGTCCGGCTACTGCAGCAGCGAACCCAGGACCCCAGCATCCGGCTCGACCTCGACCGGATAGCCCGCATCCTGAGTGCCGTCGCCAATGGTTGACGGCACACCCGACGGGAGGTAAGGTCTTCCCGTCAGTCAGTGGCCCTCGGGCCAGCGCCCCGTCTGGGATTGTCGTTTCCCCCAGGCGGGGCGCTTTACTGTCCGGCCAGCCGGGTCAGCTGAGCTCTCGCGCCTCGCTGATCTCCTCGTCCGGCGAATCACCCGCATCACTGTCCGGCGAATCACTCTTCGGCGCGCCCATCTCAGCGGCAATCTCACACAGCCGTTCAGACATGGCAAGCAACTCCTCCCCGAGCTCAGTGGATCCGGCAGGTCCGGGCTCCTCCACCGGGCCGGTGCCCGCATCGACGTAGCCGCCGGGTCCGGCAGCTGTTTTTTTCGCAAGAACGAGCATCACGGCGGGTTCATGTGCGTTTTTGGTGGGCATCTGGGCCTCCGAGCGCCGAAATATAGGTCCGGCGTGGGTTATTAACGGGACAAGCCGTTAATAACTCACGAATCGGCGTTGTCAAGCCGCGAATAGGGCTATTTTTCCGTCTTCGCCCCGGCTACGACCCGTGCCAGGCGCTCATCGAAGTCTAAATCGATGGAAACTGCCACGGATCCGCCCTCTCCGGCCCCAGATCCGGCCGGGGTTATGCCACAGCGGTCAAGAATCACCTCGGAAGCCTTGATTCTGTCCCGGTGTGGCGCACCGATGTCCGTTACGACGTCCACAAGGGCGCTGAGCGCCGTTTCTGCGGCCGCCTCAAGCCCTTCCCCCAGTACGGCCTTGCGACGCAGCTGACCCGCCTTCACGGCCGATTGCACTTCTGAGTCGGTTGTCCATGCCCACACTGTGGTGGGTCGGATTCTGAGGCGCGCAGCCACGACGTTGACCGTATAGCCGGCTGAAAGTAGGCGCGTAGCCGTCTCTTTCAGCTCCGCATCGTCCAGGAATCGGCTCTGCTCGGCCAGCATCGTCACGACTTCATCCTCATCTGGAGGCACGACAGTCGTCGGAACTACCCGTAATGATTGAGAAGCTGGCGCAATCGTCTCGTCTGTTTCATCACTCATCTCAACCCCCAAGACTGCGAAACGGACAGAAAATGTCCGCACCACTATGGAATATCGTTTCGGCAATGGTTTCACTATATGCCAGTTTAAACCTGGCTTTTCGGCGAACTATACCAAACCCCGAAACGACACCGAAACACATTTTCGTTTCAGCATATCCCAGGTTCAACGGGAAGGATAGCGCACTATCTCTTAGTGAAACGACATTTTTGTACATACATATCTTATAGCCCGTTTCAACTACCCTTGTCTAAGAGGGCTCCAGGGTGCCCTTGAAAATCCTATACATATATGTCCGATCACTTTTTCTCGTTTCACCCCCCCTCCGACGACGGAAAAGCTGCTTGCAACCTGCCGTATAGTGAAACCAAAACCTCGTTTCACCTGTGTTACGCCGAAAGTCTGCTTTCAACCAGGCATATCTCTGATATTCCTTGTCACGTCAAGAGTAGGTCTATGTTTCTCTTTAAGAAGTTGCAGTGTCAAGACTATTGACATGCCCAAACTCGGTTAGATACGACCTTAAGAAAATGCAGCGTCAAGAGTAGGGCTCATGCCAAGGATGAAGGTTCAACTGCACAGGTGTTCAGGTCGCTGAGTTGACGCTGCGCCCCGCCACTGAGCTCACTGGCATCGTCATGGCGCGCCTCCGTGACCCGTACCCTGGTCGTGCCATCAAACTTTCTTGCGTCGTAAGTTGTTGATATGATTGACGAACCAAAAATAAGTCACAATATCTTGTTGACACCACTGTGGTATCATGTGACCTTGACTGTGAGCCTCGGACTGACTGCGGCTCAGCAACGACACGGATGGATAACATGAATCGAGCAAAGGGAACACACGGTCGAGGCGGCAACGCCAACGGCAAGAAGTATGAGGGTCGTCGTCACGGCGGCGGTCGCTCAGGTCGCTGGGCGCGCACTGCCTCTCGTGTCGAGAAGGCTCATGAGACTGTGGAGCGTCGGGCGGGGAAGGCCGAGATTGCAGACGCAGTCGCGGACCTCTCGCTCGTTGACCTCGACTCATACGAAGACGGCCCCATCGACGGCTACGACTACTGAACCCCCCGACACGGAGAACCCGATGCCTACCAATCGACAACGCGCGGCGGCCCTACTGGCCAACCGCTTCTACAACTCACTGTTTGAGGACATCGACCGAGAGGAGGTCCAAGACGCCCTGGGCGAGGGTACCACCTTCAAGGACGCCACGATTGAGCAAGTGGCTGAGCTGGCCACAGACATGGCGCAGGACATCATCGCTCAACTGGACGGAGTCTACGGTCCTACCGACCGCTGGCCCCTGCCTGAGCTTAGCGCCGAAGGGGGTGAGTGATGCCCCTGGACTCAACCAAGCGATTCTGCATGGCCTGCGGAGAGCGCAAGCGACTCACCTGGCCGAAGGACGACCCCACCTGCTGCACTATGACCTGCGCGGCTGACGGCTTTGTCAAGTACGCTGCGGTCGGTGGCGACTGGGAGGCCGCGCACTGTACGAACTGCGGCAAGCCTCACTTTGACCACTTCGCCGGCGGCGCGTGCGACTACGAAGTCGCCCCTATCCTGGCCGCCCAGGGAGGTGAGTGATGATCTATCGACTGAGCATCCGGCGCGATTGCGACGAACACGAAGGCTACGAGCTCTTCAGCAGCATCACAGCGGCTAAGCGCAGGCGCGCCGAGCTCGTCAGGGATGGCTACGAGCGTGACAACCTCGAGATTGACAGTGCACCCACGCCCAAGGGCAAGAGGCAGATGATCTCTCTGCTCAACTTCTGGGCATCACACCCCGACAACGGCTGACCCCACTTCTTGGAGACGACATCATGACCAACCAATACGACTTCTCAGACCTGCGCGGCCTGACTGACACCGTGCGCCGGTTCGCCAAGGCAGTCCAGGCTGGCGAGCGCATCCTGCTCATCGCCGGACCTGGCGACGGCGCAGTGGCGATGGCGCGCCCCGCCGTGGGCCTACTGCCCCCGCTGACCGATGCTGAGGCTACAGAGGTGGCGGCTACCCAGCAAGCGGTGTGGGGTAGCAGGAACCCAGAGACCCATCGTCCCTTCCGCGCACCGCATTGCACCATTAGCTACGGCGGCCTGTTCGGCAGCGTGCGTACATACAGCTTGCGTGCGAGCCCCGACGAAGAGGGTCCCCCGTTCAAGCGCAACGTCCCCGGTGAGCTTGAGCTTGCCAAGCACGGCGTGCTGCTGCTCGACGATGCGCCTGAGTTTCCGAGGCGCTACGTCGCGCAGTTGGGGCAGACCATCGACGAGTCCGTCACGCTGATAGCGCGGGCACGGCCCTGCCCCTGCGGGATGGCCAACCACCCGAGGGCGAAGAGCCGCTGCACCTGCACCGAGGCGCAGCACGACCGCTGGACTGGTCGACTGGGCCGCATCGTGGCGGACCTCGGCATCGGCACCATCATCGAGGTGCCGCACCTGACTAATGACCAGCGCATCTATGGTGAGCGCTGCCCCTCAACCAACGACCTTCGGAGTCAATCATGAGCCTCACCCATCCCATCATCACAAGCGCCGACGTGAAGCAGAATCATACACCCGGACCCTGGGCCGAGAACGGCTGCGAGATTCAAGCCGCCGATGGCTCCGCCGTCTGCGAGATGTTGGCGCGGCCAGAGGACGCCGACAAGTGGGGCCACCACCACGCCGATGCAAACAGCCGCCTCATCGCAGCAGCGCCCGACCTGCTGGCTGCGCTGGAGAGCATCGTAAGCCTTGACCTTTGTTGCGCAACGCTAGAAGAGAAGCGCAAGGCTGATGCCGTCTTTGCGGCAGCGCGTGCTGCCATCACCCAAGCCACTGGAGGTGCCAAGTGAGCACGAACGACAACTGTCTTGCGGGCATGGCCTGCCCTAACCCTGAGTGTAAGAGCCCCGGACCATTCAGAATCGAGATCGCTGTGTGCGTCACCGTTCACGACGACGGCTTTGACTACTCGGACGCTGGCGACAGCGGCTGGACAGACGAATCGTGGTGCGCCTGCGTGGAGTGCGACCACGCCGCGACCGTTGGGGACTTCAGCACAGGAGGTGCCAAGTGAGCTACGACCGACCCCTACCAGGGCACGCACTCATTCGTCAAGTCAGTCTCTGGATTGACTACCAGAGTGGTAGCTGGTTTTACATGGGTGACCTTGACTCTACCACTGAGGAGGTTATCGAGCTATACCACCTTGTCAGAGGTGCCTGCAACCGAGACCTCATCGAGGACGCTTGGGCTGCAGCTACCGAGGCACAGCGAGCTCACATCCTGAAGCTCCTGCACATCGACCCCGAGAGCCAGACGGCTCGCAACATCCGCAAGTACAGCATCCCCCACCTATCCGAGTGACCAGGAGACGACATGATTATCACAGTTACCCTATGGCGAGACTATTGGAACGAGGGCGAGGCGACTGAGTCCAACGTCACTGTTGAAGGTCGTTACATGCCGCCTGACAGGAACACTGGTGACGGCGGCGACTTCAGTGTCGTCTCAGCAGAGTGGGCTTGCACAGGTGAGCCCTACGACATGACCGAGGAAGACATCGATGATGCTTGGGTAGAGGCGGGCAACGAGTATGAGCGCGAAGAGGAAGGCTATGGGTACTAAGACGTGGCTGTCGACTCGACGCTCATTCCCAGCTGGAGGCTACGGCCCGATGCTCTGCTACGTGACTTGCCGTAAATGCAAGAAGGAGCGAGGCCCCTACCATCGAGAGGACCAGGGTGGCTTCGATGGTATCTGCCGCTACTGTCATTGGTGGAGTAAGCCGTCTGAGTAGCAGCTCACCACTCGGTGTCACCGAAGACCTCATCGGCGGCGTGCTTCTTGATGCAGTAGCATCGGGTAGGTGCGCCGTCGATTCGTAGGGTGCGCGACTTGTTGTAGCTCGTGCCCGCCAGGAGCCAGCCTCGCTCTGCCCAGCGTGTGACGATCTCTCTGGGGTCGTGTCCAATCTCATCCATCTTCTCGTGGAAGGTGAGCACTGTGATGCCGACGTACTCCCAGTCATCCCCGGCTTTCCAGGTTCCCGTCCACCCGTTGATGGGTGCCTTGGCGTTGCCATATGCGTCGTGGTCGTGCCGTCCCCAGAAGCGTCGCTGGTTGGAGGCGCACCATGAGAGGATGTCTTGCAGTGCGGATGCGGGTCGGTCGGCATCCAGGCCTGCGATTGTCTGACTCTCGATGAGGTAACCGAATGGGTCGACATCGCACGTGGGCACACCCAGTTGGTGGATGATGCCCGCGGCTACATCGATGGCTGCCAGGTGAGCTGCATGGCGACGAGACACAGCAGTCAGCGCCCCATCGGCGTATCGTGTGCGCGTGTCACGGTAGACCTCACGGATGGTCTCGTGGTGCTCAGCGTTTGCAACGAGGTACTGAGCGATGCGTCGGCCCAGGTGACCGTAGTGCTCGGCCAGGAGAATCTGAACTTCCTCACTGACTCGTGCCCCTGTCTTGACATCGTGTCCGAGGGGCTTGCCCACGACACTGAGGACACGAGCTCGGGTACCTGCGTCTTGACTGCAGTTGGTAGCAGCTCCCTCACCACTGCTGATGAGTACGCTACGCCAAGAGCCTGTGGCACGCGTGCCGTTGATGGAGCCTCGACCACGTCCCTGCCCTTGGCAGAAGTCGTAGATGACATCTCGGATGATCTTCTTTGAGCGAGCTCGCTTGGTCTCATCGAGGATGATGGGGAGGTTGCAGATGAACGCACTGGCCCTCTCAATCCACACCTTGGTTGCGTCCCAGGAGTACATGGCAGTGGGGTAGCTCTCGCTCGGCCTGCCCCACACTGCTGCAGCTACACGCAGAGCTGTGGTCTTTCCCCCTGACGTGGAGCCTGAGAAGTCCACCACGAATCCTGGGAGATTGAGCATCTCAAGCAGCGGCGCGCAGGCACTGGCGTACAGGGCGATGTACACGTAGGGGTACGGTGTGAGGAGCTCCATGGCGCTTAGCCAGCCTTCCCACGTACCGGAAGGTGTCCAGCCCGTCGCCAGCTTCTCAAGACCTGGAGGTGCCGTCAGTGCGAAGTCGCTGCCTGTTGTACGCCCTCGACCACCATTCACATCGGGTCGGTAGTACATGTCGGGCAGCAGGAAGCCGCCATCGGGTTGCCAACCCATTGAAGATGATGCACGCACAGCAGGGAGGCGTTGGCTGTTCTCTGCCTCGAAGTCACTGAGGTAGGCGATGACCTGACCTGTGGTGTTGGAGTTCACTGGGGCTTCGAGATTGGTCAATGCCAGCAGCTGTCGGGCATCGAGGATAGTGCGTCGCTCGACGATGCGGGTGCACCAGCCAGAAGGACCGCGCCATACTACTTGCCGTTTGGCCTCGCCATTCATGACATCGATTGTGCGGCCACTGAGGAACATCGGGGCTGAGGCGATGCGTCTACGTGTCAGCTCTCCGTCTGGTGATGCGACGAGGCGGTAGGTCCCTGCCCCGTCTATGGCGTACCCCGGAGGCATCCGCAGCGACTCCAGGACATTGGAAGCCACGGCACTGGTGGGTGGTGCAGCTGAACCAAACGCACTTGCGAGTGTCGTCGTCTGCTGGATTGACTCGTCGAGGCTGGAGAGGACTCTCTCTGTGTGCCGACGTGTCCGCTCCTCAGCCAGCGCACTGACAGCACGCCTCAGGTTGCGAGCTCGTTGCACTTGACCAGGGATGGTCGTCAGGGAGGAGAAGATGCTCGACAGCGCGTCTTCATCGTCTCGCCATCCGTCGGCGAGTATCTCCATCAAGTCGGGGTCCTGGGTACGCCGCCAGGCCTCGGCGATCTCATCGGCGTCGTTGGCTTGCAGTGTCTGTAAGAGCGTAGTCAGAGCTTCTCTTGCGACAACCACTACCGGCCGAGGCGTGGTTACCTCACCCTGCTCAGGGTCATCCTGGTACGGGTTCGGGTTTGGGTCAGTGTCGAAATCTGGTTGGGCTTGGGCGTCAGCATCGATGTCAGTCGGCATGTCGTTCGGGTGCGGATGGTGGGGAAGGGTGGGAGAGACGGGCGCGATGGCGAGGACCGCTTGATCAAGCGCCGTCTCGGGACTGTATCGGGATTGAGGGTGGCGCGTCAACGAGAGAAGGTTCTTGCTGACGCGTCGGCTGAGTCACGCGGACTCAGCTTATGTGTTACCTTGCGGTGATTCGATTCTCGGCTTCCAACCAGCTTTTAGCGCATCTATCTCGAGCTCGATGGAATAGTAGCTACGACTACAGCCTTGGCACCTACGCTCTCGCGCAACCCAGTAATCGGTGAGCCACCCGACGAGCAGATAGGCAGCTCGTGCAGGTCCTGTGTTCCGGTGTCTCTTGTGACAGTCGGCAGTACGAGAGTTGATTACGGACGTCTTGCTTCCGCAGTCAGAGCACATCATTGCTCTGTACCAGGCGCAGGCTTTGTCGATGGCGCGGGTGGCATGGAGAGTACCGTGCCTGCGCGTGCCATAGAGTAGGTGCCGTCGTCTCGAATCACGACATGGCTTGGTGTGAGGTTCTCGGCGATGAGCACATCACGCGTGTCCTCAGTCATCTTGATCACATCCTCAGGTGAGAAGCCCATCGTCTCCAAGATGATGGCGCTCCTGGTCGTGATGTTGACGCCGTGTGTTGGGGTCTCAAGCGCAGACTTGACTGGCTTGCTGGGCTCCTGCTCGGGCATCTCGACGACCTCACTGTCCTCGTCACCGAGCCATCGCTGGCTCTCTTCGTCCATGTCGATGACAACCCAGTTCTTCGGCAGCCGACCCTTCGGCTTGACTGTGCTTGCCATGACGACCTGACCAGGGAAGTTGCTGTAGGCGCGCATGACAGCGCCCAGAGTCTTCGTGTCCCAGGCACGGTCCTCGGGGATGAGAACTGCTGGGCGGTTCTCGGGCAGGCGAGAGGAGACAACCATTGCCACGGCTGTGGTGACGGCGGCCCACTCAGCTCCAGACAGGGCGCAGTGAAGTGACCCGTCTCTCTGCAGGCCCATGCGGAACACGTCCTTACCACCAGCCTTGAGCTCGATAGCGAAGTCCCAGTCCTTGGGCAGGTACTTGTTGACCTGCTTCGTGAAAGCACCGACACGCTTGTCCAAGAGCAACCCGACGGCTTCTTCGCTGGCCTTCTTGAGCAGCTTATAGTCAGCTGCCTCAGCCTTCATGCTGAAGACTCGGTCTCGTGCCTGGGCGATGGTGTCCCACTGAGCGAGGTGTGCCTCCATGGAAGCGAGAGCTGATGTAGCGGCCTCAAGTCGGGCTTGCGCGTCAGCCACAGGCAGCACAGTCGTATCGTCGTCACGGGGTGTGACCTCTGCGAGCCGAGTAAGCTCAGCGACCCACCGGTCGATGTTCTTCTGCGCACTGTCGATGTCAGCCTGCAGTGCCTCAATCTTGGTTCGAGCTGAGGTCGTTGACTCAAGCCAGCTGTCCTTCTGCTGCTGGTAGTAGTCATGGCACTGCTGCAGGTGAGACGCACCGACACCACTACTACAGACGGGGCAGCTCTCTACACCATGCTCAGCAGCGACACTCAGTATCTGAATGCCCGGCTCGACCGTAGGGCTAAGCTGCTGCTGCGCTGCCTCGATGTCTCTGATGGCGTTGCGGGTTGCGTCTCGCTGCTTCTCCCAGCTCACCTTAGCCGAGGATGCCTCGTTGATGGCATCGTCGAGCTCTTGCGACGACATGCTCCCAGTCGCCGCCTCAACGGCACGGTTCATGGTCTCGCGGGCGTTAGCCACAGCTGTGCGCACGCGCAGCATGTCCTCGTCGCTGGGCTTGGTAACGTCCTCTCCCATCTCAGAGAGAAGAGTCTCAGCTCCCTTGGCCTCCTTCGAGGCATCGCGCTGCCGCTTGCCTGCGTAGTCGACGACGGCGAGTAGCGTCTCGACGGCGTTCTTGTCCCGGCCCAGGTGCTCGGAGATATCTCGGTACTTGGCGTGGAGCTCTGAGGGTACGTGGGCCAGCACATCTTCGAGGCTGGCGTTGTCGCACGCCCATGCCAGGAAGGCCTTCCGTGCGGTGGTGGACGAGCCGGCCAGTGCTTCCTTCACCCGGCGATGGACGAGACACTCTGGACCCGGACCATTGTGCGTGGGTCGCTTGGTCTTGCCCTTCTCTGAGCGCACGTTGAAGTCGCACATGTCGTTGTCGGAAAGCGTTGCAGTGACGCCCAGCTCATCGGTGGGTGACAGCGTGAGAAGAAGAGCTGCATCTGAGACAGCGCTGCGACCCACGATATCGTCAGCCGAGGCAGACAACGCGAGTTCAATCGACTGAATCACGGCGCTCTTGTGACTGGTGTTGCTACCAACCAGCAGAGTCTTGGGGCCGATGTCGATGGTCCAAGCGTCGCCTCCTGGAAGAGGGGACTTGAGGTTGCTGTACACGCGCTGCACATACGGGCGATCAGGGGACGTATTCTTCTTGGTCATGAGGTCTCCAGCCTTGTCGGCTCTTGAGTTTCGGGTCAGTCAAGCCACAACATATTGTGGTCATAAGTCAATCTACGGCACGGTCATCCGCGCGTCAAGCAGCAAGTCGAAGAAAGCCCCAGGCCTTCCAACTATCCGCGTCTGAGTTGTCTTCTACCGCTTCAATGCGGAATAGTTCGCAGCTGCTTGGGCACCAGGCAAGCGCATGCTTACCGGCATCGAGGAAGCCCTGCACAAGACTGGCAGTGGCTCGACCTACAGTAGGCTGAGCAGGATCGCCAACAGGAACAATGACGCCATGAAATAGGTGACCACCTCGATAGTCCGTGGCTTGCGGTACGTCGGTGCACCACGGCTTCCACCCACCGAGGGCCTTGGCGCGGGCTTCGTAGTCGTCGCGGCCAGGTGTGACTTGAGCCGGCCATCCCGGCTGGGAAAGCTGGGCCGGCAACTCTTGCGCCCAGATGTCGATGGCTGCGTCGGCGTCTTGCTTGGCATGTGCAAGAAAGTATCTGGCTGTAGGCATGTCGTCTCCTTGATGTCAGTCTTAGATGTCTTTTAGGGTTCGCCCCACGTCTGCCTCTGCCGTCATTGACACAGACCAACCTGGGATAGTGATTGTCATTGCTTCTTCCATCGTGCGCCTGAGCTTCTCAATCTCAGGGGGGAGCTCCTCTCCCTTCGTCGGTGCCCACATCGGGTCGAAGCCAACAGGAAGCGGCAGCTCTACAGCAATGGAGTCATGGCACTGATGAATCATACCGGTGCCAAGTCCCCACTTCTCAAAGGGGAAAGCATCACGCACGTTGGCTTCAGCCAGGCGCATCACTGAGCCCTCAGCAGCGAGGATAGGAAAGTTCACCACCTCCTGCTTCTTGCCGTCGGTGAGCAAGCCGGAGCGTCGTCCCATCACGGGCTCTTCCATGTAGCCTTGGCGCTCATAGAGGTTCAGCATGTCTTGCCATGCCTGGTCCCACTCAGGCTCGCTCTTTCGCCACTTGTTATGCATCGTTCGGACTTCCCGCAGTGTCATACCCACATAGGGTAACTTAGCATCGTCGGTTTCGGTAGAGGTAAGTACACTATGAACTGTCGAGGGGTCTGCGGCATAGGCTGAAGCATACCGTAGTGTCTTAGACACGTCACGCATTGACTTAGCGTCGCCCTTGCCCGGTTTGCGGTAGAGACTGAAGCCTTCTGGCCCCCAGCCACTGGCGTGCTCGAACCTCTCACCGAATGTCGCATGTGCCAGTGTGTTGTGCGGGTCCTTGCCCTCCAGGAAGCACTCAAGGAGCAGGGGAATCTTCCAGTAGTTGGCGATGATGCGAAGGTGCGCCTGGTCCAGGTCTGCGCCGATGAGGATACGTCCTGGTGGCGCGGCGAAGATGGTCTTGAGCGGACCCTGACCCTTCCTGTTGCCGATGTTCTGGAGGTTGGGGCTACTGCAGCTCAGCCTACCGACACTGGTGGTGTGAGCACTCCAACTGGAACGTACACGACCGTCTTCCCAGACCAATCCCTTCTTCGTGTCGACGTCACGTCGGTTCAGTGGGATCAGAACTGTGCCGAGAATCTTGTTCTTCTCTCGACGATAGAGGCGGAGCTGACGGACAAAGCGCTCTTGCTGCTCACTCAAGCGACCACCTGCGATGTGCGCTCTTAAGACCGCATCGCCTGTACCAGGTGCCCCGGTCTCGGTGTAGAAGTCTTTCGTCTCCATGAATGGAGGAACGCCCAGCTCCCACTGCTCATAGAAGAGATTGCGTATCTGGTCGTAGCTGCCGGGGTTGATGCCTGGAGCAAGCTCCGTCAGCACACGTTCCCGTTTCTTCACTGAAGCGCTGAAGTGGGTAACGAGCTCTTGGCGTCTCTCCTGGTCAATCCAGACACCGTTCTTGTGCATCTCGACACACATCTCTTGAGTCGTGTGGTCAACCTCATAGAGATTCCAGGCACGGTCATGTGGCCAGCTCGGGGGCTTTAGGTCAGCGGGCAGGCTTCTGAATGCACCCGCGTGCTCAGCTGCATCCATGAGCGGCACGACGATACGTGCTGAGACCGCTGTGTCGACACAGTTGTAGCTCAGCAACTCGTCGTCATTGGTGCTGCCCGTCGCGATGCTATCGCCCTTCTCTGTGGTCTCCCATCGCTCGACATCTGTGAGTACTGAGCCGATAGTCTTCAGACCCTTAGGTAGGTCTGGCGCACGGAACCTGGCAGCAAAGAGCGTGTCGACCAGCGGTCGGGGAGTGACGCTTAGGTGGTGCTCGATGACCATGCGGTCGTAGCTACCAGCGTTGTGGCCAACCCAGACACGACCATCGGTGAATGCTGCCGCGAGGATCGCCTTGATCTCAGCCTCGTCTTCGGAGCTGTAGAAGCGGCTATGCCCGTCAGCAGAGAGGATGCTGATGCCCACGCTTCGGGCAACCTGGGCTGCTTGCCCACGTGCGGCACGTCCATGCTCGTTCAAGTCGGGGATGGTGATGGCTATCGTGCGCAGCTCACACGTCATGGGCTCGATGCCATCCGTCTCGACATCGTAGGCCCAGAAGGGCGCGGGCTGCTTGAGCCACTGTCTGAGCTCATCTGGGTCTGGTCGCCACAGTACGTCAGGTTCAGCCCATCTCAGCGTGTCTGTGAACCAGCGGAACGCCTTGGCAAGATCGGAGTGGAAGACACTACGCCACGAAGGGGAGCGAAGAACATATGCCGGGTGGACTGTAGCCAGCGCCTTTCGGTGCTCGTCCAGGTGAAGAGGACCACCTCGGCTCTTGAAGATGCTGGAGCCATCACCTGTGACTGCTTGCGTGGCAACACGACCCAGTGTGATGACGGAGTCGTAGCGCGTAGTCTCCGCCTGGAGCCGAGGCGCACAGCATGCGCGTGGGTGAGGGAGCGGGTCCAAGTCCTCATTCGCACGTTGCTTGTTGAGGCTATCTAATGCTCGGTCAAATCGTCGCCACGCACCAGAAGACTTGCCGGGTGGCTTACAGCACAAGACATGAGTGAGGTCGATGTCGGGGCGCTGCTTCCCGACAGATGAGAGCGCATGGTTCCACTCAGTGCCACTCTGACTTACCAGTGGGCGTCCATACTTGACCTCTTCGGGGCCAGGACTCTCGGCAACAGCCAGTGCCTGCGGATGTTCATGGAGCTCAGGCCCAACAGGCTGCCACTCGTCGTCTCTAAGGATGCCGGACAAACCAGGGCCGAGCGGGCATGTGTCGCATCGGGCACCATGATTACGTGGGTCGTAAGGCACGTCGTCTCTTGGGTCAGTCAGAGAAGAGGCTGCCGCCACCGGACCTCTTGGTGACGGCAGCCAGAGCGAGAGTCGAACACGGAGAACCGACTCTCACTCAGGTTAGTTCGCGATAGTCTGAGCCGCTGCGGGGGGCGGAGGCAGAGCCACACCAGCTGATGGTGCCGTGCCATTGACGGTAGGGGGCGCACTCTTCGCCGGGGCGTTGTCGACAGCCGGGGCCGCCTTCTTGACACCAGCGACCTTGCGAGCCTCGAATGCCGTCTTGGTCATCCAGCCCTCAATGTTGCTGTAGCTGCCCTGCACGCCGCGCTGACCCGGAGTGAACTCCACGTAGCCCTTCCGACCACCGTTCTGGTCAGCGATGAACCAGGCATCGTTGATCTCGCCGGCACCCTCAATGTCTGAGCTGCTGTAGCCAAGGCTCTCAAGGATGGTGCGAAGAGCAGCGAGGCGACCCTTGATCTGGTTCTCAGCCAGGCCGGGGAGGACGTTGCCGCTCTCGTCATAGGCCAGGTGAATGAACTCGAACATACGGAAGCCGTTCTCGAACTGGACGTGGAAGCGACGGGTACCAGGCTTGTCCTTCGAGTTGGTCTCGATCTTGGAAATGGTAACCGCGTAGAAGCCAGCCTCTGGTGGGGCTGCGCCAAAGGAAGACACGCCGTGGAAGGCCGTGCCGGGGATCTTGATAGCCATGATGGCTCCTTTCATGTTGGTGATGGTGGGCCGACTGCCCAGAAGGACGCAATGTCCAAGTGATTAAGAGGAAGGTGGCGGAGGCGGCGGGAGCGAAGGCCCGCCTGTGTCATTGGCGGCCTCATCTTCCACAGGAAAATCAAAGAGAGACCTGGAAGCCCTCAGCCGGAGGACGCCGCGCGCGATGCCGTCTTGACACGCCCACCGAAGATGGAGCTGCTGCTCAGTACGGTTAGCGGTGATTGCTGTGACCGCCTCTCGTGGCTCAGCTCCCTGCACAATAGCCTGCGCCACTTGCTCAGCGATGTCGTCCTGCCACTCAAGACCAGGGACACGGTTCAGGCGATAGTTGCTGTGGCTTGCACGAAGTATCTCTCGAAGGTTGCCGGGTGTCTTGTCGTAGCAGACACCTGTGCGGTCACCCGTGACCCAGTTGGCATCCGTGGGGTCGCAGTAGTAGATGCTGGGGAACCACGGGTCTGGGTAGGTCGGGTCCACCATGGCGCGCACATTGATGTCGCACCAAGAGGGGATTGTCTCAGTCTGGTTTCTGGAAGGCACGTCAGGTCCACCGGGGCAGAAGTACCCGTCGGCGTTTGTACCTGGCGACCGCTCGTGGAACGTCATTGCCAGATGCACACCCATGTGCCGTGCGAGCCCTGAGATCTCCAGCAAATGGCGATTGAGCTCTTGGTACTGGTAGAACCGGTCCTTCTTGCCGGAACGACCAGTCGGCGCGTTCTCCTGCCAGTAGAGCATTGACTGCTTACACAGGTGGCTCATGTCGTCGATGAGAACGGCACCATAGTCAACGGCTGCACCGGAGTCTCCGAGACGCTGAAGCAGCGTCACCAAGTCAGGCAGTGAGCGCGGACTATCAGGGTGCACACTGGGAGTGAAGCCGAGCTCGTTCTGTGCAACCAGGGCGATAGCACTCGGGACACCGAGGCAGAGGGCCGTGGGAAAAGCTGCGAGCGCGTCTGAGGTCTTCTTCTTCTTGGGCTTGCCGTACGTCGTGATCATCACAGACGGCAGGCCATCACTGGCGCTTGTCATTCGAGGTCCTTTGGTTGCGACGGCAGCGTCACCTGGTCGTCTGGTCAGTCAGTCTTATAGAGATAGCGGAGATGAAAATGTGTGTCAAGCCCCATTAAGGGGTTTGAGCAGAAGGTCCGTAGAAACAGAGGTTTAGAGCAGCGCACTTACCGTAGCGACCCACGCATGAGGTCTCGCTTTGCGCCTTGGGCCAGTCCCAGAAGTCAGGGCATTCAAGGTCAAGCCGAGCCATCTGATGCTCTGCTCGCCACAGCATCTGAGCGAAGTGCGCGTCTCGGTGGGGTGTCGCTGGGACAGAGGGCCGAGCTACCCGCCACGGCTCTTGGGTCTGGATGAGATTCAGCGCGACGCCACCAAAGTTGTTGGGCCACATCTGCTTACCCATGATGCGGAAAGCCGCGAAGCCACCGTCAATCGCGTAGCCGGACACGCTGGTCCCGAGCTTGACCATGGCCTGGTGCTTGTGGTCCCAGATGAAAACGCGGTTTGACCGGTCCATTGTGACCATGTCCAGTCGCCGAGTCAGGACGATAGCCTTGTCGTGGTCCTCGTGCCCCGGCACATTGAGGGGTGTGATGTTGATCACCTGACCGTCCCAAGCCATGACCTCGCGCTGACTCCGATTAAACTCGGCGTCTTCGAGGGCTACGACCCACAGGCCCCACTGGCCATCCTTCTCCCCGAGCACTGCCGTCACAGGGTACTCGACCATGAGCACTGAACCCGGTGGTTCGGGGTGTCGACCCAAGTAGTTTCTAAAGGTCTCAACCATTCGATCAATGTGAACGTGACCTGCCCGGTTCTGGTCGCACCACTCAGTAAGCGCATCTTCCGGGCTGAGGAACACGTCAGGGTCGTCGTACCACTTGTCGTCTACCCAGACGCCTTGTGGGTTCCGCGCGCCCCAGATGGCGTGCTGATGCGCCTGCATGACATGGCCCATAGAGCCTCGGGTAAGGGCGCTGGCGGGGATGAGGTCGATGTCCAGGCGACTGTCATACGCGAACAGCTGCGGGCACTTGAAGAAGTTGCCGATGCGAGACCAACCTCGTACGCTGCGCCCGGCCTCAATGAGGATCTTCTCGCTCACGTGAGTCCTCGTTTCGCAAGGCGCTCATCCGCAACCTGGAGCAGTCGGTCGTACTTCTGCTGTAGCTTTTCCAGCTGCCGATCAATGCACACATCGCATGTCGTATCCAAGAGCCGCGCGACAACAGCTCTCTCTACCTTCTCTGCTCTCTCCATCTTCTGCTTCTGAGTCATCTCGTGCTCACACTGGGTCATACCGTCTCCATGTTGGTTTCGAGGAAGGACACTAGCGAGTTTCTCAGGTTGTCTGACAACTCTTTAGGCAGGCCTTCTGATGTCTCGGAGTCATACCAACCATGACGTCGAGGTTGTGCATCGAACCACTTGCGGAACGCAGGGCTCCGAACAAATGAGTCATATATCTCTTGTAGACCCGCGGTAGCGACACGTCCGTCTTTATAGGGACCGAAAAGAGGCACGCCTGGAGGCAAACGACATTTTGCGATATCGGTCATGCCGAGGGAACTCATAATCCCTCCCTCGGTGAAGACCGTTGAATGCAGGCAATACCTGCGTGCGCTTGCCAGAACCTTGAAGCAATCCGGGCATACCCAATACGGGCCTCTATTAAAGTAAGCCGCATCTTTTTTACGTGCGGCCTTTCTACGACAGCCGGGGCATTTGAGCAGCCCCGCGTATTTTCGCCAGCCGTCGGGATTACGGAGTACCGTGCAGGTAGCCGGCGTAATCGGACCGAGCGTCTCGCCGCATTCGTCACAAACATACGTCACTTCGATCATGCTGCCCCCAGTTTGTCGGCGATGGAGTCTAGGAGTGCGTCTTGATCCTCCAGCCCGAGTAGCTTCTCGTCCAGGCCACGGAGCTCATCTGCCCGGAGAAAGGACTCAATCGGCCCAAACTTCTCCGTGAGGATCTCAACGACACGCTCATCGTATGTCCCCTCAGCGACGGGAACCTTGAGAAGAGTGGCGCTTCCACCGAGGCGATCAAAGCGGCCTTTCCACTGCTGCCAATCACCTGGTTTGTACGGGAGCATCGCGAAGATGGCGAGGTCCGCAGTCTGCATGCCATC